AACCGCAAGCCTCGCATGGAAGAGCTCGAAGACCGTGGCGGTGGACGCCGTGGCTTCTGCGACGCCATCTTCGGCGTAGCGGTCAGCAACCCCCAGGTTCTCGGCAAATTTGCCGCAACGACCTAATTCCGCCCCCCAGCCCTTGCCGGTGGCCCCTCGTCTCTGGACAGGCCACCGGCAACCGGGCTCCCCTTTTTGACAATGGAAATCCTCAAAGAAGCCCTCAGCGACCTCCCCGGCGACCTCGCCGAAGGAGCGAAAAGCGAGTTGTTCGAGCAGTGGAACTCCCGCGCCGTGCAGGCCGACGCCCGCCAGCACGCCATCGCCGCCGACCACGCCAAGCAAGACCTCCGCTCCATCGAGGGCGTGGGCGCTTTGACCCTCTCCGTTGACCCCCAAATTTATCACTTCTGGAATTGGAAAGTCCCCGGCTGCTGGCGCGACTCCGATTTCATCGCCTGGTTCAAACGCAACTTCCCACAATGCGTCGTCAAATGCGGCGGCACCGGGAAGTTCGCCATCCTCATGCCCGGCCTACGAACAGCATGATTAAAGACTCCGCCGAGGAAACTCGGGACACAAAGTATTGGATCGGCCAGCTCACCGAAGCCGCCACCGATGGCGGTTGGTTCTCCTCCGTCCGCGCCCGCAACTACGACACCCGCATGGCCCTGTGGGATGGCCAATCCTCCGATGGCCGCAAGTGGGCCAGCAACTACGGCAAAAATGTTTTCCCCTGGGAAGGCTCCGCCGACAGCCGCATCCGCCTCGCCGATCTCGTCTGCAACCGCGAGGCCCAGCTTTGTCTCACCGCCACCTTCGCCGCCCGCTTGCAAATGATGCCGGTCGAATCCTCCGACGCCCTCTCCCGCACCGCCGCCGAGGCCGTGTTGAAGTGGATGATCTTCACTCACTGCGCCAGCGACCTCCGCCGCGAACTCGAACTCGCCCTCAACATCCGCGCTACCTACGGCATCGCCATCATGGGCGTGTTCTGGAAAACGACGACACGCATCGAGGAAAAATCCGTCAGCCTCGAAGACCTCATCGTCATGGCCCAAGAGCAGGGCGACCCCGCCTCGCCGCTCGCCATGCTCATCGGCGCGATCCTCGATCCCCTCCAAGAAGAGATCGCCATCGAGCTCGCCGAGCAATTCGCCCCCGGCACCGGCACCGCCGCCAATGTCCGCAAGCTCCGCGAGGGCGGCACCGTCGAATACACAGAGCCCTACATCTTTGAGAGCAAGCCCGAGTGGACCGCCCTCGAACCTTTCAACGACATTATTTTCCCCACCGCCACCTACGACCTCCAACGCGCCCCCTGGATCGCCCGCCGCGAGATGGTGACTTGCGAGGAGTTGGAGGAACGCACCGTCACCGAAGGCTACCCCTACGACTTCTACGAGAAGGCCGAGAACTACAAAGGCACCAGCCTCTGGCCGATCTACGCCCACCAGAACACGAACCGCCGCGACAGCATCCTCTGGCAAGACCACCGCGACCTAGTGGAAATCTGGCATGTCTATTCCAAGGAAACCGACGAGAAGACCGGAGCCACAAAAATCATGTGCCGGGTCATGCACCCGAATGTGGACATCTTCGCCAAAGAAGAAATCTCCCCCTACTCGCACGGCGAATATCCTTTCATCGAGTTGCCCCGCGAGCGCGTCACCCGCTGCCTCATCGAAGCCCGAGGCATCCCCGAGATCGTCAGCACCATGCAGGCGGAAATCAAAACCCAGCGCGACTACCGCACTGATCGCGCCGGAATCGCCATACTTCCCCCCATGCGCGTGCCCGCCAATCGGGGCAAGCTCGACATCATCCTCGGCCCCGCCGTGCAAATCCCTGAGCGTCGCCCCAACGAAATCGGCTGGATGCAACCCCCGCCGTTCGACCAGGGAACCATCGAGATCGAACGCGCCGTGCGCCGCGATGTGAACGAATACTTTGGCATGGCAGGCGAGGGGGTTGATCCCAACTATGTCGCCCTCGTCCAGCAGCACACGGTGGACCGCTGGCTCCGCGACTTTAAGGGCATCATCACGCAGACCTATCAACTCATGCAGCAATACATGCTGCCCGTGCAAATCCTCCGCGTCTCCGGTGGCCAAACCCTCCCGTTCCAAGCCGACCGCGAAAGCATCCAAGGCAAGTTCGACCTCATCATTGATTGGGACGCCCGCAACCTCGACGCCGAAGCCCTCGGCGCAAAGCTCGACTACATCAGCAAAGCCATCGTGCCGATGGATACCGCCGGAGTCATTGACCGCGCCGGGCTCATCAAATTCATCATGAGCGCCGTCGATCCAGTTCTTGCCGAAATGCTCGTCCGCGACCCCGGCCCCGCCGCCGCCATGGAAGCCAACGAAGAACAACTCGCCTTCACAAAAATCGCCGCAGGCACGGAGCCCGAACTTCCCGCCGAAGGCCAGAACCACCAGCTCCGCGCCCAAGTCCTCCAAGGCATCATCCAAGCCAACCCCGCTCTGCAACAACGCATCCAGCAAGACGAGATTTTCCGCAACATGATCGAGGCGCGCATGAAGGGTTTCAACTTTCAACTCCAGCAACAGCAAAACGCCCAGATCGGCCGCCAAGGCACGCTCCCCGCTTTGCAACAAGGAGGAGCACAATGAAGGCCACTCCCTACCGCACCGTCCGCGATGGCGTGATCTCCCGCATGGGTATCGATCCCGACCAGCCGCTCATGGCCTCGCAAGCCACGGCTCTCGCGGAGTATCTCACCACCGCCGCCGCCACCGCTTGGACATTCTTTGATTGGCCCGAGGTTTATTTGACCGAGGCCCGCACGCCGGTTGGCGATGGCTACGCGCCGGGGCTTTATACCTACGAGAGCGATTATGTGGGCACGACCTCTTACATCGGCCGTGCCTTGCAGGGCTCGCAATTTGCGGACCCTGTGTGGCGGATTAAGCGCGTCACCACGACCGCCTCGGGCGATCTGCTGAATATCGACACCGCCGTGGATGTCGCGTGGAACGACCGCACGACCGCGACCTACATCGAGACGAGCACGAATGCGCCTGCCGAGGAGTTCATTCCCTACATCCCGCTTCTGGCTCCAGGCCAGAAGGCCATTGGGAATGTGCTGAAGGTTTATGACATCAAGCCCGACGAGGGCCGCCTCACGCTCTCGCTGGATTTTGTCGTCACCGAAGACCGCATCCTCATCACCGATACGGACTACATCTCTGGCCAAGTCTGGGTCGAGTTCTCCCTACCGCAGCCCCGCTTCACCGCCACCGCGTTCAACTCCTCCAACACCTACTCCGCTGGCGACCTCGTTTACTACAACACGACCGGCGATTGCTACGAGGCCCTCGCCGACACCACCGGCAATCTCCCGACCAATGAGGAGTTCTGGCTGCGCCATCGCATCCCGGCATTCCTCGCTGATTACCTTAAGTTTTACGCACTCGCCGAAACGCTCTCCGAGGACGGCCAGATGGACAAAGCCAACTACCAGTTCTCCCGCGCCGAAGGCATCCTGCAGCAACGCATGGACGACGCCTGGCTGCGCAAAGGCGAGGTCCGACGCTACTCCGCCAGTTTCCAATAACACCCCCCTTGACACCCTTCACCATAATTAAATTAACGACATGAGTAACCCCACCATTCAGATCGCCGCTCGCAACACCGCTGGCATTGTCCAGCCCGTCCAAGCCACACCAGATGGGGCTCTGCGGGTGAGCACAGGTTTTCCGACTCCCGCTTATACGAAGTATGAAAATGTTCGTTTCACCTCCCCCGCGACGAACAACACGAACTATGTGGAGTTCACCTTCGGCGGCACCTCGGTAGCCCGAATCGTAAATACCTATTTCGGAGCCAATCCCCCCACGGCCGACAATGCGGAGATCCGCAGCGTCGAGATTAAATTCCCGCCCTACACTTAATGTCGCAGGTTTTTTTCAATCCCTTTTCCGGCGCAGCGCAGAATATCGCTCTGCCCCAGCTCGACTCCTCGGGCCAGATCAGCGGCACGATGATCCCCGACGATTTCGACGATGTGCAGCGTTTCCCGACCGTCGCCGATTTTCCAAACCCCGGCGTCGTCGCCCGCATCTATTTTTCCGCCGACAACAATGTCCCGCACCGTTGGGACCCCGACACACTTTCCTATCTACCCATCGTCGCCGATTCGGACGGCGGTGAGTTTTGAAGGACTAACCCCGCAGTAACAACCCCCCATACCCCTAAAACATCATGGCAAATATCAGAATCAAACGCCGCTTGACCGGCGCAGCCGGAGCCCCAGCCAGCTTGCTTTCAGGCGAGCCAGCGTATAACAAAGTTGACGGCATCCTCTACATCGGCGACGGCTCCGCAGTCGTGCCAGTCGGTGGTGCTCACTACGCGACCGCAGCAGCCCTCGCCAGCGAGAGCAGCGCCCGCACATCGGCAATCTCCTCGGAGAACTCCCGTGCCGTTGCAGCGGAGCAAGCCCTCGGCACACGCATCGACAATGTCCTCAGCAATGTGGACGGCGCAGCCCTCGACTCCCTCACGGAAGTTGTCTCGGCCTTCCAATCGGCAGACAGCACGCTGAATGGTGCCATCACCAGCCTCGCTACCAGCGCCTCCTCGGCCCTCACAGCCGAAGTCAACCGCGCCACCGCAGCCGAGCAAGCCCTTGATGGCCGTGTCACCACAGCAGAGAGCGACATCAACGCCCTTGAGTCCCGTGCCACCAGCATCGAAGGTGCTGCCTCGACCCTCGCAGGCCGTGTCACCACAGCAGAGAATGACATCAACGCCATCGAGTCCGCAGCGACAACTCTCTCTGGCCGTGTCACCACAGCAGAGAGCGACATCGACTCCATCGAATCCGCTGCCACCACCCTCGCGGGTCGTGTGACCACAGCCGAGTCCGACATCAACGCCATCGAGTCCGCCGCAACGACCCTCGCCGGTCGTGTGACGACTGCCGAAGGCAACATCACCTCCGAGGCCAGCACACGCGCTTCGGCCGACTCAGCTCTCGATTCGCGTTTGGACGCCATCGAAGCCGAAATCGACGGCGGCAGCTTCTAAGCTCCCCTCCCTCCCCACAGCGGCGGTGCGGTTCCAACCCGCCCGCCGCTCCACGGGGCCACTGCTTAAAACTTAATCCTTAAAACTTAAAACTTCCTCAATGGCCACGGTCATAAAACTCCTGCGAAGCACGGTCCCAGGCCGAGTCCCCACCGCCGCGCAAGTGGCCCAAGGCTCCCTTGCCATCAACCTCGCCGACCGGCGTCTTTTCAGCAAAGACCACAACAACGAAGTTTTTAGAATAGCCCGCCCCCGCGACCCCAGCGACTACCAGCTCCTCCACGCCGCAGACGGCAACCACCTCTACCTCGGCCGACTCGCCTGGGACGACTACCCCGCCACCGGCCCAGCAGAGGATTCCACCGCCTGGGCCATCTACAAAATCACCACCAACTCCGCAGGCGATGTCGTCTCGGAGCAATCCGCAGTCGGCGCGTGGTCAAACAAAACCCAACTCCAATTTTCTTAAACCCAAAAATCCAAACACCATGAACGCTACCAACCCCATCGAAATCACAGGAGTCCAATACCCGAAATACTCGCTCAACTTGGCCATCACGGGCCGGTATCTGGGCGATGGTTCTTCAGACGCAAATGTTGCCATGCGCCTTGTGCCCACTGACATTGAAAACGGCGAGGTCATCACCGCAGACGAAGCCGCTATCGGCATCGTGCTCGGATCACTGGCAGGTGCAGACGCCGCAACTCAGCAGGCCGTAGGCGCGATCCAAGCCGCCCTCCAATCCTACATCCTCGCGAAAGGACTCTAAGCCATGGCACTCATCGTATCTGCCGCAAGCGGCAATTTTAACGCAGGGGGGACATGGGTTGGCGGCGTCGTGCCGACGATTGGAGACGAAGCGCAAGCGGCAAACGGCCACACCATCACCATTACAGCCAACGCAAACTGCGATCTAGTCAGCAACACAGGCACAGGGATTTTCACTCTCAACGACGGAGTAACATTGACCGCAAATGTCACTAACAAATCCACCACGACCTCGCGCAACTGCCTGCAATTTACAGCAGTCTCGCCAGCGGTTGGTTCGATTGTAGGAAATTGCACGGGCGGGACGGTGTCTTCCGCCATCGCCGCAAATAACACATCTACGGGCACTCTCACCATAACCGGCAATGTAACCAGTGGTAGCGGGAGTAGTTCAAACGGCGCAAATAATAGCAGCACCGGCACGATCACCATTACCGGCAATGTTACCGCTGGAAGTGGCGCAAACGGAGTCCAGAATGGAAGCACCGGCACGATCACTATCACCGGCAATGTTACCGCGAGCAGCACAGCCTCTGTGCACGGCGCAAACAACAACTTAACCGGCACGCTAAACATCATCGGAAATGCGACCGGCGCGGGTGGGTCGGGGGGGCATGGCGCAAATAATTCCAGCACCGGAACGCTGAATATCACGGGCAATGCTACTGGCGGGAGTGTGTCAGGTTCGAGTGGTGCAAATAATGCTGCTGCGGGCGTTATTACTATTATCGGCAAAGCCACTGGCGGCGTCTCTGGTCCGGGCGGTTTAAACGCGTCGACCGGATCCATCACCGCGACTCGCGCTGTGGGCAATGGCTTTGGGCCAGGGTCGATTGGACTCACCGCAGCCGTTGGAGTTGCAAACTCCGCGCTTGGAGTGGTGAGCGTCGAAGAGCTTGAATATGGCACATTGGGAATGTCGCCCACCAGCGGCGGAGGCATCCGACTTAAAAAAGCCAACACCAATGTCGCTGTCTTTAATTTCTGCGACACCGCAGGCGCGAAGACGCTCATCGACGCCACGGCGAACGCCGCCATGCCCGCCGCCAGCGATGTGCGCAACGGCGTGAGCTACGCGAGCGGGGCGTTGACGGGATCGGCATTTATCCCATCGGCGTCAAGTGTGGCAAGCGGAGTCCCCGTCGATGCGACCGTCGGATCGGCAGTGCTAACCGCCGCTGCGATCCGCACCGAGCTCGCCACCGAGTTGGCCCGAATCGACACGACCATATCCAGCAGGCTTTCGCCATCAGGAACGCTGGCCACGGTGACCACCCTCACCAACGCGCCGACCTCCGTAACGCCGAGCGACATCTGGAGCCACGCCACCCGCACGATCACGGGCGGAACGGTCGATACCCTCACCAACGCGCCGACCGTCCCAAGTGCAACCGATATTGCCACACAGGTTCGCACCGAACTTGCCACCGAGCTGGCCCGAGTCGATGCCGCCGTGAGCACCCGCCTTGCTGGATCGGCCTACACCGCGCCAGCGAACTCAGACATCACCGCCATCAAAGCCAAAACCGACAACCTGCCTGCCTCACCCGCAGCGACCGGAGACATCCCTACAGCCGCGCAGAACGCCACCGCCGTCTGGTCTAAACCGGCAAATGAATTGACGGTGGCAGACTCCATCGGTGAACGCGCAAAGCAACAAAGCACGGTAGCAATTACCGGTGCGCAGCTCGCAGCCGCCCTCAGCTAACATGGACACGCACCAAGCCACCGCCTCGTTCACCGGCCTGCTTGCTACGGCGAGCGGTATCACGCTCTCCATGCTTCCGGAGCTGGAGGCGTGGCTGCGCATAGCGTCCTTAATCATCGGCTGCCTCGTCGGCCTCGCCTCGCTCTATGCCATCCTCAGAAACAAAAAGCACCCCCATGAATAACATCCTCGCCCGCCTCAAAGAAAAATCCACCTACGCTGGCCTCGCCGCACTCCTCAGCGCATTCGGCCTCGTCATCGACCCCGCCTTGTTTGGCCATGCCTCGACAATTCTGATCTCCCTCGTTGGCCTCTACGAAATTGTCCGCCGGGAAAAGAAGTAATGTTGCACCCCGCCCAGATCGTCACCGGCCTCCTGGCCACCGCGTTTGCCGTAGGAGCCCTCCTACTCCTCGGCGGATGCAGCACTCTGGGCATCTCGCTCCAGACGGACTACGGCCAATTCAGCTACACGCTGCCGGAGTTGCCAAAGCCTACATCAAGCAAATGACTCATAAATTTTAATCCTCCCGATGCTCCCCCCGAGCCGCCCACAACAAGCCAAGTCGAAGACGCAAGCCCTGCTCACCAAGGCCCGCGTGGATGATGCCGTGGCGCTGGTGGGCATTCGTGGCTACTACCGCGACAGCATGGGAGTGTCAGGCGAGAATGACCGGGGCATCTACGACGACGCCATTTTCCTTGTCTCGCCAAACGCCTACGCCACCTTCAACGCCAACACCGATCCGAGCGTGAAGCGCCAAGGCATCGCTGTTCTAAAGCCTGGCGTGCATCGCTACCGCAAGGGCAAGCATGGCCTCAGTAAGCCCGGCGGCGGCTACCCCGCCCTCCGCCCTGCAAACCCCGCCGAAGAACTCCCCGTGACCCGTGACGGCCAAGGCGACAGCATGGGCATCGCCATCAACATCCACAAAGGCGGCTTCCGCACCACCAGCAGCGAAGGCTG